TAGGTGCTGTCATTCAAAAAGAATGGAACATTAAAGTTGTACCTACTATTATTATACTTAAACAAGGTGTAGAAGTAATGAGATATGAAGCAGGAATATCTATGAGTTTTGATGAGCAAGAAGTATTTAATAAGATAAAAAAAGAAATTAAATAATGGGTGGATTGATTAGTTTATTAATTAAAATTTTAACTAGGAAATAACAAATAATATACATATATTATGTATAAAAATTAAGGAGAATATGATATGGCAATGGCAACAAAACCTTTAACGTTTAAACAAAAGTTTGCAAAAGAAAGAAAAAGACAAGGACCTGGCGGTACATTTATGTTTAAAGGAGAATCATTTACTACAAATCTAGCTTCAGAAACAAAAGCTAAACCTAAACGTGGTGCTAAAATTAAAAAAGCAGCTAAGAAGGTTAAGACTGGTGTTAAGAAAGTAGTTAAAAAAGTAAAGAAGGGTGTTAAAAAAGTAGTTACAAAAATTAAAAAACGTAGAGCTAAGATGAAACCTCTTAGACAACAACGTAGAAAAGCACGTAAGGCTGCAAGAAAGACTTATAGAGCTGGTAAGAAAAAATAATTCACAACAATAAGAGAGGGTAAATATGAGTTGGAATAGAAATACACAAGGTAAAACCGTAGGTAGAAAAATTAGAACTGGATCAATAATAGGTGCTTCAATATATGCGGCAAATAAAATTGAAACTGAGACACAATTATTTTCTAAAGGTGCTGAAAAAGTTGGTAACGTTGTTACTTATGGAGTTGAAAAAGCTGGAAAAGCTAGAACAGCAGCAGGCAATTTTGCTACAGGATTAGCTGATGCATACAGAGATGGAAGAAAACCTAGAGTATCAGGATTTAAGAAGTTTAAAGACAAGGTAAAGAAAATTGGTGGAGACATAGCTCCTAAAATTACTGAGGGTGCTAATAAAATTAAATCAATAATTACTCCAGAATCAAAAGCTAGTAAACTGGCTAGATCTAAAGCTAAACTTATGTCAGATAGTATTAAAAATGCTGTATTGCCAGGGTCTAGTAATACTCAGTTACTATACAAATCAAGCAATGTAGGTCAACACTTTTTAAAAAAACCTGCTGAAGGTAAAGCTTATGTTGACAACCTTAGAAATCCTTTGCAATTAAGTAAGTATAATCCTAGCACACCTAAGAGTGTTATAGCAGAAGTAAATAAAAAGAAACAAAATATTGCTACTAAAGCAAAACAAACTGTTACAAAAACACCTAAAGTTATAACTACTCCTGCTCCAAAATCAGCTACATGGACTTCAAGAGTAATAAAAGGGATTAGTAAAACTAATACATATTCAATGTTAGCACCTTTATTCACACCTACTATAATGGGAATGAAGCAAGTTAACAAACAGAAAAATGGAACAAAATCTAAAAGTATACTTTTTTAGAAGAGCGGTATAAAATAGGAGAAACAATGGCTAAAGAAAAAGTCGATTTAAAAAAAGAAGCAGATAGTAAAATGGAAACGATGGTAGAACAGCATAATCAGCTTGCTACAGAAATACAAGAAGCTAATGCTAGAATAGGTGAAATAAAACAAATGATCATTGAGCATCAAGGTTATATGAAAGGCTTAGAAGCTTGTGATAAACAGTGCGATGAAAAGGAGAGTAAATAATGGGACCAATATTAGGTAAGTTACTAACTAGTTTAGGAACTGAAAAACTGTTAAAAGCTGTATTGTTACATTTAGGTGATTGGCTTGTAGCTAAGTCAACAAATAAATTAGATGATAAGCTTTGGAATGAAGTTAAAAAATCATTAGCTAAAAAATAATAGGAGGTACCATTGAAACTTAAGCAACGTGGTATAGTAATACCAGACCAGCATTATCCATTAGAAGATAAAGCTGCAGTGAATTGTGTAGTAAAAGCTATACGTAAAATTAAACCAGATCTGTTTGTAAATTTGGGAGATGTTGGGGAGTGGGAATCTTGTTCTGCTTGGAAGTATAAGGATAAGAAATTACCTCCGCTTGAGTTTCAATTACCTATAGTTAACGAAGATATACGACTAGTAAATGAAGGATTGGATACTTGGGATGAAGTACTTAAAGAAGTTAAATGTAAAAAAAAGTATTTATTACAAGGCAATCACGATATCTGGTTGGATAATTTTGCTAACAAGTATCCCTATCTTAGTGATTATACATTTTTTAAAGCGTGTAAAATAAAAGAAAGAGGATATAATTATACTGAGTATAATTTACCTATTCAAATAGATAACTTAACATTCTTTCATGGAGCTTTTGCTACAACATATCATGCTAAGAAACACTTAGAAACGTATGGAGAGAATGTAATGTACGGGCATACTCACGATGTACAGCGTCATAGTTTAACTAAGCTTAATGGTAACATTGGTGCTTGGTCTATGGGTTGTTTGAAAGATATGTCACATGAAAGCAACCTATGGTTAAAAGGTAGGTTACATAATTGGGGACATGCCTTTGCTATAGTTGACTGGTATACTAATGGAAAATTTAAAGTAGAAGTAGTAGAGATAGTTGATGGTAAAACATCAGTGTGGGGAGAGATAATAGATGGGAATATATAATACACAAACAGGAAAAGGACAAGAGTTTCAAGGTGCTTCTATTGGTGATAGTAGAAGAAAGTATAATTTAAAGACTAACTCAAATAAAAGGGTAAAGCTTATCGATATGAATGAAGTTACTAGAGGTAACGTAATTTGTAATAAGCTAAAAAAAGCTTGTGCCAAAGTTAACTAAACATATAAATAATTTTAGTGGTGGTTTAAATAACAATACTAATCCTAAAGATTTGAACGATAATGAATTTCAAATTTTAGATAAGTTATCAAATGAAATTCCAGGTAAGATTACAATGAATGGATCTGCTGAAGGTGAAAACATAGGTTCAAATGCAATATCAAGTATAGATAATCTGAATTTTGGTAACGGTTTATTATATACAAATTTAGACAGAAACTTAGGAGCTGCTCAAACAATTAGCGAAACAGAGTATTTTTTTATTAATGATACTAATGAAAGTATTGTGCGTATCTATGACATTACAACACCTGCCGTTGAATCTAATACCATTAATTATGGTGCTACTTCAAGTAAGGTTGATATGTATACTATAGATGGGCAGACAAGAGTTATTCCTCACTATGGAGCATCAGATAATAAAGCTAAAGTATTTGGATATTATAATTTTAATAGAAAGCTAGGTGCATCATCTACAACTCAGGATATTAACAATCAAGTTGCAACTGGATATAAAGATGAAGATTTATATTTAGCTCCTATACAAAGAAGCGGTGCTTATGATTACGACAAAGATGCATTAAACTCTAAACAAGATTTCTTTAACCCTACACAAGAGTCTGAATTATTTATGTGGGATATACAAAGTGCTACTTTTGGATCAGGAGATACTAGAAAATTAGCTTTAACTGCACCAACAGTAGAAGATATATTAGACAATTACGGTAGTGGTAGTGAATATACAGTTGCAAAACAAGGATCTATGGCTATCTTTGCTTATACTAGAAACGATGACTTAGATGATTCAAATGGTAATATTACATTTTATGCAAACAAAAGATATGGTATTTGGGCTACAAAAGTATATGCTAATTATGATAATGATTCTAATAAAAGTGAATCTCATCCAGTTTATTTAGGAGAGATATATCAAAAAACTAGAACTACAGATAAGGTGCAACCTTTACAACTTGCTTTAATAGGTAGGATGGGAGATAAATCTCCAAGGTATGCAGGTTTTAAACTTTATTATGCTCTAATGGATAATTGGTTTACTTCAAGTAACATAGACTCATCAAGTAGTATAGGCGTTAAGTATTTATTAGCAGAGGTAGACTTTGAAAAAGGTATAAGATTTGGTGGAAGCACTTCTTATACAGCTTTTGGCACAGATGTATTTGACAGTCAGGAACAATTTATACATCCTGCTAATGCATATAGTAATCTATCTGGTGATAATGTTTTAGCAGGAGGTACTGTAGCTAATCTCTCTACTAAAGAACCTTTACTACAAGAAAAAGGAAGCGTTATAGGAGATTTTAATACAGGATTTAAAACTTCTACTGTTATAAATAGAAGAGTATATGCTGGTAATATACAGTATAAAGATAGTAAAAATAATTTAGTTACTAAATCTGATAGAGTATTAAAGTCACTACCAAATAAATTTGATTTCTTTCCAGAGGATTCTTTTATAGATGTAGAAGTAGAAGATGGTGATAGTGTAATAAAGCTAGAATCTATGGGTAATAAATTATTACAATTTAAAAGAAATAAATTATTTGTTATAAACGTTTCACGTGACATAGAGTTTTTAGAAGCTACCGTAGATTATAAAGGGGTAGAAAAAGATTACCATGTAGTTAAGGGTGAAGGTTTTGTAGCTTGGTTTAATACTTACGGTGCTTATTTATATGATGGAGAAAGAATTAATGAACTCACTATAGGTGAAGACGGTCAACCCAAACTAGCTAATTGGTCTACTACATACTATCATGATGACAATATGATAGGTTATCTACCTATAAGTAAAGAATTAATTATTCTTAAAAAAGGTGGTAACTCATTGTATTATGATTTGAAATCTGAATCATGGAGAACTGATGGTGTTAAATTTAGTAATGATGTAACTAATTTTGTTAATGATAGTAGTGGTCAATTAAAATGGTTTCATAAACTTCCAGGAATTAATAGTAATCCAGCTGAAATTAATAGGGTTAAATGGAATCCTGCAGAGTCATCAATTACTGGTAGCTCTACAATATTTAAAACAAAATTATACGATATGGATACGCCTAATACTTCTAAAAATTTTAATACTATTTATATAAATTATAAAGGTGGAACTAGTGGAGCTAACGTTACTATGAAAGGTTTTGGAACTAGAAAAGACAATACAGATCTAGGTGTAACTACTATAGATGCATTAGAAAGCACAGGAGGTACCTTTAAAACGGCTAAATTGCCCCTTCCTAGCAGTTTTAAGAACTTACTTAGCATGGGTATCCAGTTAGACGTAACTAATAGCGTAAACACTGGATTTGAAATTAATGATATTCAGATAGTTTATAGGACAAAGGTAAACAATTAATGTATAAAAGAAAAAAAAGTTTATTAGGTTCTATAAATTCTAT